ATTGTTGAACGACTTGAAAGTACAGAAGCATCGGTCTCATCTATATCGGTCAGCAGGTTAGATCTTCGGAAAGACTTATCGAACTCACCAAGGTTAGTTTCGAAATGCGTTTCCATTGTAGACCTTACTGCACTTTCAATCGCTGTTTGAGAAGAAGACGTTAGGTTTGGATTAAACTGGAATACAGTATCAATCTCGACGAACGTTCTGTTCGGTTCAACAAACTCGATCTTAAAAGAAGCGACCGAAAGATCTTTCGCTAGATTTTGAATATTACCCTTCGCTGTTTCTTGTAGAACCGCGTCGTCTGTTGAGAAATCTATTGAAACGTATACCGATCCATACTTTGGTGGAATGTTTTCTTCACCGCCCCAAGATTTTATATCGTTGATTAGTGAAGAAAAGTTTCTCAAGATTAATGCGGAGTAATCTTCAGCAGTAACCATACGGTTTTGCGATGCATAAAGGTATGGTGCATTTTTACGAATTGATTCAATATCTTCTTTTAATGCCCCGCCATCCGAAGTCGCAACTGTGACCACTTCAATGGCAAGACCGTCTATTTGAGATTCTGGGGTAAAGGTGCTCGCGCCATTCGCTTCTGGTCCAACGACCACGTCGTAAATGACCTGAACACGATTACCTGCACTCGGCACTTGGTTTGTTATCACACCATTACCGAAGGATAACTCATAGAATCCATTCGGCGTTTCTTTGATTGCATAGATCTTAGTTTTGCTTGTAATGTTCGTCGCTTGTAAGACATCCGTGTACACATCGTAATATGCTGTTGAAGTATCTGCATACACTCTAACAACGATGGTGTCTAAATCTAGGTTAGAAACAGGAATCACATATGTGTCGTTGTCGCTCGCATCACCAGCAATATAGTTTCTCTGCTTCGTCGTGCCTTCATATAAGGGCAGGTTGATGTTATCATTGAGCGAAAAATAGAAACGATTGGAACCGTCGTTAGTCGCTGTGAATGTCTCACGCGTTTTAAATGAATAGGATTTATTATCAACAGTCGCAGTAAATGAAGTTCCAGCAGGCATCGTCTTGCTAGACGGTCCTGTTAAATCAGTAACATACATTTGAACGATTGCTGTTGAAGCAGACCTAGACGCAACAGTATATCCTAAACTTCCGGCATGACCGACAAGAGAAGATCTTAACTGTGCAGTAGAAAGAAACGACTCATTCAGAGCAAAGTTGGCAAGCAACGCGTTTTGGTGGGTGTTGTAAGCAAGTACGTCTAACAGGTTAGATAGACCGGATGCTTCAAAGTTGTAATCAGCAAATTCTGATTGCTTCTGAAAATACTCTTTAAGACCATTCTTGATTTCATTAAAGTCGAGTTCAGAAGAACGAATTGTGGTTGCCATTTGTCTTCTCCAAAATTAATAACAAAAGTATTTATACACAAAAAAGGGGACCGAAGTCCCCTTTAATTCATAATATTTTATTATTATGGATTTTCGATGGTAAGTGCGTCGCCATCTTCAGTAGTCAGGTATCCAGATTCGTCCTGAAGCATGAAGGCACCTGCCGGTACACTAGGAGCAGGAGGCGTACCGCCACCTGAACCAGCACCGATTTGACCAAGCATAAACACTTGAGCACCAGTCAACGTGACGTCTGAAGTCAGCGTAATGTTATCAGCATCAATAGCATCAACATCGAAACTAATTGCAGAACCGACTGAATTCATTACATGGATAATGAAGTCGTGCTTGTCAACCAGACTCATTGCGTGGTTGATTGTCACTGGAGTGTTTGCAGTCAGAGATACGTTAGTGTCTGTGTAAGACTTAACATTATCACGACCTTCAAGATTAGTTACGCGTCCATCAAGTGCAGCGATATCTGAGTCGTTGTCATTAATCTCGCCGTGCAACTCATTGACAGCACCAACAAGAGTAGTCGCAGATGTATCAAGAGTTTCGCTGAAACCAACGAATTCTTTGATATCCGAATCAACGCCTTGAAGCGTGGTGATGTCAGTATCGTGTCCATCCAGACGACCTTCAATTGTTACGAGTCTTGCGTCTGCTGAATCCATTCTAGCAGAGAAGTCTGAGTCGGCGCCCTCAAGTGCAGAGATAGCACTTTCGTTTGCAGAGATACGAGTCTCAGCAGCGATGAAACGAGTATCAGCGGAGTCTAAACGACCTTCTACGGCGCTGACACGAGTTTCAGCAGCAACAAACCGTAAGTCCGCCGAGTCAAGTCTTGACTCTACAGTATCTAAACGTGCGTCGAGGTCTGAGTCGGCACCTTGAAGTGCAAGGACGTCTGCTTCGTTCTGTGTTACGCGACCTTCTACCGCGACGAAACGGGTATCAGCAGAATCTAATCTAACTGTTTGAGCAGCATCTACTGATTGCAGATCACTAATATCAGTATCGTGACCGTCTAAACGACCTTCTGCAGAGGTCATACGACCTGCTAGTACGGAAAGGTCAGAATCGTTTGAGACCACTTCGTCGCTGTCGAGCAAAAGGTTAGTGCGTAACTCGTTGATTGCTTCGATAACAGTTTGTGAGGTAGTGTCTAATGTAAGGTAAGCGCCACCGGACTCTCCGATCTTCGCTTCAAGAGCAGCGATATCGGTTTCGTTTGTATCGACGTCATCCGATAGTTGTGAACCTGCTAATGTCGCCGGAGTAACTGCACGCTCTGTATCAGTGCCCGCATCTACTTCTGCTTGTGTGGCGAGTTCAACTGTACCAGATTCGGTTTCAGTCGCTTCGTTAAAGTTTTTATTGATTACCGATGCTGTTGTGGTAGAAGTCCACAAAACCATATCGCCGACTTCAACGTCAGCAGTCGGTGTAAATGTTACGCCAGTTGCTGTTAGAGTACCAGCAGTATCGACGATATATTGATGACCTTGCGCTAGACTTGCGTCAGCGGCGATCGTTGCAGCATTAGTTGGGTTGATTAGACCCTTGAAAATTACATCGCCGGTTATATCAGGGGATACCGTACGAAAGGTCGCACCGTCCCAGATGTTTAATGCCTCGTCGTCAGTATCGTATACAAACAGACCAGCATTTCCGGCACCCAGAGTTCCTGCTAATGCACTTTTCTCTGCGGCAGTAACGTTCTGAATGCGCGCATCAATAATCTGACCGACTTTTGCTAAGTCTATGTCATGCATTATTCTTTGATTTGCCATTTCTTTTCTCCGTTATTATTGTTTTTTATTTTATACCGAAGAGAGTCTTGGACCCTGGAATTCAATTTAGATTACATATTGTATTTATAAAATAAGAAGGTTAAACAGTCGCGTTTAAGATTGATTGTTCGATTATATTTAGTTTTTATGAACTTTCAATCGTATGCGATATATTCGCCCTGTTCAGAAACGATAAAGTCTGCCGCTTCATCTGACAACAAAACGTCGACAGGAACAGGTGGTGCAGTCGTTGGTAGAACCTCTGCTGTTCTTGGTGCAGAAGGTCTAATATTCAAATTCAAAGTTTCGACCGCATTAGTATTTATAACTCTGAATTCTAGGAGAACAGAAATAGAGTTCTGATCTGGATTTGAGAACACATCTATATTTAAAATCTTGGCACGAGGTTCATATCTTTCGATAGACTGAGTGACCCTTTCAATGATTTCTTCGCCGGTATCTTCGGTCGCAAGTTCAAATAACATCCCGCCGAGATTACCGCCATATGAAGGGCGATAAGGTTTCTCGAAACGATTGGTCATTACAAGAGTCTTAATCGCCTGCTTTACTGCAGACGCATCCGTCTTCTTATATACATCGCCAACTTGACCCGAAGACTTTGTCGAAAGTGTAAGGTCGATATCCGAATATAGTTTCTTCCGAACCACCCTAACACTTGACTGTAAATTTTTATCTTCTGTCGAGAAAACCTTTGACATTTCTTAATCCTCTTCTGGAAGTATTTCCAGCAATTCGTTTTTCGCTTGAAGTTCACCATTATAGGTTGTTTCAAGATCATACTTGTATTTAACGTCCCACGTAGTTGGAACTTGTGGAACCTGTAAAAAAATTGTTGTAGTTAGTTCATCGTTTGGATCGAAGGTATCGAAGTCGAGAGATAGTTTATCATAATCAACATAGTCTTTCCAAAACACCGCCAGATCAAAAGACTTTCTAGGGTCTGTCTTTCCGTACTTATCGATCAGTTGGTATCCAATCGTGCGACCGTCTCTTCTCAGATCATTGATGCTGTTTGAAGTCGGTCTCTCGCCCATGTACGCTGGCACTCGAGCGATCCAACCGTCTGGACCTTTACCATAAGAACTTCTAGGCACAGTCTTCGAAATAGTCTTGGCGTTCTGCTCTGAACCCGCAGGGAGTTCCGTCATCTCAAATTTCGCATTAGGTTCGTAGATACCGTCCGAAACAATCAAGCGATGCTGACTAAACTCACTGTTAGAAAATGTTGAGTTAATCGCATGCGCATGTAGAACAAGATTACGAGCGATTTGTTTTCTGTCTGCCGAATTAAAGAAATTGTCAGCATACAGTTTTTCGAACTGAGTCTGTGAACCCTTAGAACCTAGGAATTTCGCACATGTTATTCCAGAACCGAGTTTGGTCGCTGAAGTAATCTTTTTCTGCAATTCAGGATTATATGTGGGATCGACTAAGATCTTCATTGTTTATTCACCTTAAATCTCTTGCTTCTATTATCAATTGGGTTGTTACCGAGAAGTTCTGTTCCGAACCTCACAGTACCTTTCTTGTTCGCCGTTCGACCGATATTCTTAGGAATATTCTTTTTAAACTGTTTGCTCAACTTGCCTTGTGCCACAAGATAACTGGTGAACTCTGAATTACTCAGGTTAGCAGGATCTCTTAATTTAGATCGAATCTCATGTATTGAAGGGTCATGATCAAACAGTTCTTTATATTCGTCCGACCTGCTGAGTTTATCTTTGAGTTTAGGATCGACCGAAACATTTCTCACACCGTAGGTCGAAGAAGATAATTGCATCTCTACAATGGCAGGGTTTGGTATTGGTGCGGATGCAGGGATCGGAATGAAAGGCATTATCCCTGGTTTTGGTATTGTTGGGATCGGGGGTTTCCCAGGCTTGCCGTCTTTTGCTGTTACGGCAGTCAAGGCATTACCAGCACCTTTCGCGAATCCTGCTTGCGACGCAAACATGGCATAGTCTGCGTGTATCGCTTCTGCCGCTTTACCAACAAGAGTTCCATAGAATGTGGACATGTTCGTTACTGCAGCAGGGAACCCGCCGTATGTCTTACCGTAATAATCAATCAAAGGACCGCCAATGGTGCCTTTGTGTCCGATCATACTAATATGTCTCGCCGCCAAACTAGTAGTTGACGCTGCAACTACCCACTCATTTACTGCTGTGGTGGTTAGATTACCACCCGCTAAAATCTCAGTATTACCCTGTACCAACTGATTCGCGTCACCTGCAACAATCTGGTGATGGTCGCTTAAAAGCGTTTCCGTATTGTTTCCGATAACCTTAGCGCCACGTGCACCGCGAATCGTGTAGTTCTGATCACGGTTCACTGTCTTAGTGTGACGCCCTTTGATTTCTTCTTTCTTGTCGCCCGCAACGTTGAGGTTATAATTACCGCCGACATTCATGTTAAGGTCTCCAGACACGTCCAGAGTAAGATTACCTTTGTATATTAGCGTACCTTCACCTTCAACTATCGTCGTGTGGTCGCCTCCTGTGACCTCTACGCGCTGGTTGCGGGATGATATCACAACCGTACCATCTGCTCTTAATTCTATTCCAGCGCCAGTACGATGCTTGACGAGCACTCGCTCTCCACCTGGAGTATCGTCCATCTCGAACGAATGCCCAGAAGCAGTTTGTTGGACTTGATTGTGCGGAAAGACTGAAGGTTTTTGATCTGGGATGTTTAAGGACACATCGTAATCACCGCCACCTAAACTAAGGTTGTTGATCTCTTCGCCTTTCGCCGCTTTGTTAATGCTTGTCCCATAGAAGTAATCACGGGAAGGGAACTCACCGGTGGGATCGTTAAAACCTTCGAGAGTAATGCCCTCGGTCTTCTCCTTCGACGAATCGAAGTGATCTAGACGAGAATAAAAGTTGTCTGTCTTATTGGTCATTGTTTATCTCATCGACTGTTAGCGGTGATTGCGTAAGTGGATCGGTGAATAAAGAATTCTTTCCGAAGTTTGCCAACATATATTCTCTCACGTCAAATCCAGGATCTTCTTCAGTTTCATCGATGTCGTTATGTCCGATTATTTGACCACCGGCATATGTGTTATAAAACGAACGACATAAATGATCAAAGGTATTGAACTGACTTCGAGTCAAGGACTGTAAAGAGATAAAGTTTTCAGGGTTTGGTGTTCCGGATGGTACATTGATTCCTCCAACAAACACAACACCGATACTTCTCTCGTTGTGATTATTTAGCGGTGAATGTTGACCTTCTATGTTTACTGGTCTGCCGCGCTGCAAGGAACCGTCTCGACGAATTATATAATGATACCCGATACCCTCGAGATTCGCCGCGAGGTGATACTGATTGATTTCTTCGCTTCCGATATTTTTATTTGTAGTAGTTTCGGTCCAATGCACGACCACTTCGGTAATTTCTCGAGAAACATTTCGAAGTTCTGCTTGTAGTTCCTCGGTCGAGGAGATATAAGGAAACACTGGATTGCCTTCACCTTTCTTCCAATCCTTTTCGTACGACCCGATAACATAAGGTTCAGCGAAAACGAATTCAGATGGTGGTTGCCTTGTCGCTGAAGTGATCGTCGTATCGATAGTCTTTAAGAAGTTTTTAATTACAGGGAACGGTTTGCCAGTTTTCTTATAGAGTATGTTCGCTGCTTCGTCTCTTTCGATAGAATCACCTTGAGACAATCCGATTACATTCTGTATTTCAGCAGGACTCAATGATGGCGCGAAATCTTTAACCTTCTTATTTACATCAGTGAGAGTCTCTGTACTGAGCGATTGAACGATTCCATTCTTACCATCTTTGGCGATTCTAGACTGGACTAGAGAATTACTGATGTCAACTTCCTTAGAGTATCTTTGTCGATTCAACGATGCGTTTTCAGAAGACTGTTGAACTTCGACAGGATCTTTACCGCCCGAAAGATTTTCTAGGTCCGACTTCAACCCTTCGACATTTTGCTTTGTCTCTTTTGCTTTCGTAACCAAAGTTTCAAGGTCTGTCTTAGCAGCATTGATTGAGTTGATTGCGCTGTTGAATTCAGAATCAGCGGTCGGACCAGTGCCAGTCAAATTGTCCATATTAAACACCACCCCCGCCTCAGAAGCACCGCCGTCCGAGTCAATAGAACTGACGAAAGAGATCGCCTTATTAATATCTGTCGGAATAACTGAGTTGACGAGTTCGTCGGTAATTGTATCCATCGCTGTTGCTGCTAATGAATTAATTGATGATGCCGTGAATGCTCCAATTTTACCTGACAGGTTACTGGCGGCATCCATCAATCCTGTCGGCGCGGCGTCGACAACTGCTTTCTGCAGCGCTCCTGCATCAATAGAACCTAATCCTGTGATTGCCGTTAGTATTGCGGCGATAGTACCGTCTAACCCTCCTTGCTCCGTCAGGGACGTCTGAATAGGATATACAATCCCATTTGAGTCGGGTTCGGTGTACTCGATACTGACATTTGCACCCAGTTTACTTGAGATCGCGGAAACAGCACCATTGACGATATCTGTCTTGAGATTCTCGAGACTCTGTGACCCAGCATCAAGCAACCCTTCTTTGGTCGATAATGCTGTCAAATCATCTTTGAATCCATCAATTTCTTGAGTTAATGATTGCACACCGCCTTCAACTTGACCTGCAATATTACCGGATATGGTCTCTAGAGAATTAGATATGTCCGCTTTCGTAGTTTCGCCGAGATTGTCGATCGCCTTTGTATCGACTGATGATACCGCGCCCTTCAAAGATTCTTTGAGTGACTCGCTGTTTGTTTTACTCATAGTAAAGAACCTCGTCGTATGCAACCTGCGCCAGATCTTCGGTGTTTCTACCGGTGATCAGATACTCACGGTTCATAATAATACTAGCATCTTTGATACTCGTCGCTGATAATAACTTGCTGTTCGTTAGATTGAATCGGTTTCTTAACTCAAATAAAACATACTGCAGTTGAATTGAAAATAATCTCCAGTCTGACGCAGGAGTATAGTTTGACGCGAACCGAAGCAGACCATTGTAGCGACTTCCGATTGTCGTTTCTTTTTTCCAGTTAGCAACACCGACTACAGCACGTGTTGGAGTTTCATCATAAAAAGTTATCAAAGAACTTGCCCCGATCAACGCTCCTGTTATAGATGCTGCTTGAATAAGTGGATATCCATTATCTATAAAGAACTTCATAGACTGCAGTCGGCGTAGATCTAAGGAAGCATCGTATACACCGTCGTCTTTAAATTTTTCGGATACTGCATTCTGGTATCTGATTGTTTTGTAATCGTATGAATTTTCACCAGAACCAGTACGTTTCGTTTGATTTGACGTCGGTAATTCAACTCTTGGAAGACTACCAATAATCAGAGGTATCTGCGATGACATACCGTCGAGGAACACACCAAATACAAACGATCCCGCAACAATCTGGGGTATGCGTCCGATGCCCGAGGATCCGCCTTCAGTAGTCGGAACAAGAACCTGTGCCCAAGGTAGGTCGCGCTCTGGTATATCTCCGGTCGATGGACTGTGTACACCGTTGATTCGCACCTTTATCCTTCCCTCTAGACCAGCAGGTGGATGTGCGTTGATAACAGTACCGAAGAACCATCGATAATCGTCTCCGTAAAAATCTTTTTGTATTGGTCTTAAAATATTCATAGTTTAAAGTTCTTAGGTAGATCGCCAAGTTTGGCGACTCGCATTGATGCAAAATGATTTTCTTGAACTAGATGATGACTGGTTGCAAGGATCAAGTAATCTCCGGATTTCTTTTTATCTATCTGCTCTGCCGCATTTTCTGTATCAGCACTAGTGTTTGCATTCAAGAATAGAATCCTAACCCTTCGACCAACACTCACCTTTCCTTTAAATAGGGAGATTCCATCTAACCCAACATCAATTACATTCTTCTTTAATATATGCCGGATAATTTTATTTTTCATCTTCAATTTTGACTCAAAGATGTCGTTATTCTGATCGAGCAACGTCGCCTCATCATGATAACTTTGAAACTGGTTGTATGTGTTTGAAGACGTTACTTGGTGAATATGCTTAGAATTATACTCGTCCGAGACCTTTCCGTCAATCATTAATGATGGATCAAACACAGATTGTGTGGTATATTCGTCTATGGTTCCTGCCAACTTCAGTTCGGTAAGAATATCACGAACAGACAAGTGACTGCTTGACGATAGACCAGTTCCGGCGTCGATGCTGGAGTGAAAAGATCCTATCGCCCCAAGTTCGAATAAACTCATTGAATTATCAGTACCGGTTTCTTCATATGCTGTTATATCATAGTATGGACCAAGCAGAACCTTATCTGGACCTGTAGACTTGGTCGCTGTACTGAAACGATACGGGAGTTCTTCGTTGATCACCCCTTGCGTCATAAGAGTATCGAGGTCGGACAAATATAATTTATCACTGTACAAATCACCCGAAAGAAAGAGCGGACTTCCAGTCTTAGTTGTCGCTCTGTTAATCAACCAATTGGTTGCTTCGAGAGGTCTCATGTATGGGACGATAACCTTTCGCACGCCTTGTGCCGAACCTTGAAAGAAACCCTTAACCACTTTCTTTCCAAGATCTCCTTGACAAATATCCGTTACGATTCCTTCGATGTTCTTTGTGAAAGATCTGCTAATTTGCTTTACAGAATTCACATAGACATGTTCTTCTACCAGTTCAAGTGATAGTGCTTCGGAGCGCTCGTTTACCTTCTTGGCGTCTATGACATTAGAGATAAAGAAAACCTTTTCGAATAACGGTTCCATTAAATTTTCGCTAGAACCAACAGTGATCACGATTCTTTCGGTGCCTTGTAATGAGAGCATACTTCGAAACCCGAAATCGTCGAGCATCTTAACCCTAGCATCGACATAAGGTTTGAACAGATTCTCATAGAACTTTACTTCAACGACATTATTACGAATGTCGATCCTCTGTACAGGAGTCTCTGAAGAGGTAAGAATGATTTCAGCACGAATGACTGTGAATGATGTATTGACCTTCATTAAGATGCTTCCAGCAGACGCTTAAACTCACCCACAACTGATTCTATGCTATCTTTCCGAATAACCCTAATAGTCCTTGCTTCGTCGTTCTGACTTGTGAGATACTCGAGGTTGGTTACTGGAACAGCATTTAAGATTACATCCAGCGGATCAAGGAATATGTTTACCCACTCTCCCTCTGCGTTTTCGTAGTGGTGTGTGCCTTCATATTCATAAACCGTATTCAATACAGCAACCTCATTTGAACCATCCGCGTATGCTATCCTAACCGATCCGGTTGGGTTGATATCTGAGTTCGTTACTACTGTGAGTTCTCCGGTATCGAGGTCTTTTCGAATTACTATTCCTTGACCCTCATCTCTGCTTTTTTGGGTTGAAATCCTTTGATTTGATTGAGTTATGATTTGAAACCCGCCTTGCGTCGATAATACGCTTGGCGCAAGATCAAACGTTACGGACTGCCCGACATTATAGATGTTCGCATATGCTGCCAATTCTTGAGCGTTACTGACATCAAGTTTAACGACATAGTTTTTAAAATACCTGTTCTTGGCAGCAACTTGCAATTCATATGCCGCCATCGGCCAACCGACTTCACGCAGTCTTTCGTTCATTAAGAAGAACGTCCACTCATACTCAGGTTTGCCATACAACGCATACGCCAGCGTATCCGGTCTTTCGAAATCCCGAATCTCATATTCAATGTATGTCGAAGACAACTCACGGAATGAGTCAATCGTATCAACATATTTCGAAAGTTTCTGAAATTGAACCGGTTGTTCTTCGTCACCAAAGAGGTACGGAACTGTTGGAAAATTTGTAAAATACTTTGACATGCTTATAGTCCTTTGTCTCTTACCTTCGCTTTATCCATAGTCGCGAATTCAGTGAACGATAACGCGACATCTACTTCGATAAAGTAGTCTCTATCCTTTCCCGCGTACATACTTCCTGCCGCCGTCTGGTTAAAGTTTGTTGCGACAGATTGGAGATAACATCTTTGGAAATCAAATCCTGGATTGTTTTGCCCAGATCTATCTCTTACCTTGATATCAAATATGTTTGGAAACTCATAAGCGAATGGAACACCATCGACATTGATCGCTTCAGGATATACTTCCCTTCTAAAAAACTTTACAATATCTTTAATCTGTTTCGCTTCGTTCTCACTCTTGGCGATCAACTTGAAAGTGAACTGAAACGTTCTCATATCGACTGCTTCAAACAAAGTTCTAGTGTTTGGATTCGAGGTTACGCGAGATGCTTCTTTAGTCGCATTAGAGATATTCTCGAAGATGTCGCCACCTGCCGCACCTGCTACAAGAGCACCCGCACCACCAGCAATTAGTCCACCGGCGAGACCTGCTGCTGCCGTCCCCGCGCCCTTTACTGCCAATTGAGAAATTAGTTTGTTTGTTACACCGTTGATTTTGTCGCCTTGGTCGCTTGTTGCTGCTTTAATAAGACCAGCACCAAAGTTTGTATTGGCGGCAGTATATGAGACACCATCGTTGATTGTTATGCCTTGTTGAAGCGGAAGTTGTACGCTACCAACTTTATCGCCCTTTGTAAAGTTTTCGTAAGAGTTCAATTTGCCCGCAGTCTTCAAAGACTTTGCTGTATCCCAAGCAGTACCAAGGAGTCCCCTTTCTTCCTTTCCCTCTTCCTTTTCTTCGGAGACGGTCTCCGACTCAGATTTTTCTTCTGGACTAGAAAATGATTCGCGTACCTTCTGCGATAATTTGGATAGATTTTGAGCGATCTCTGTCTGAGCGATCGGATCTATTTTGTATGCAGAAAACATAACCGTGACTGGGTGAGTATCAGTCGAGAGAGACTCTGGCCATTTAAAAACCGGTGGCGCTTGGTCGACCTTGTCGGTCGCATCTTCTTTATTTTCTGGAGTTGATTTACTGGCGATCTTTTTCCCGCCCTGCGCTGCAGTTATTAAATCTTCTCTAGTTACCTTATCGCCAACTTGTCCGTATGCGGTTGTCACGATTTTGATTCCTCTAAATAAAATAAATTCTAAGTTTATTTATAGTACATATGCCGACCTATAAAGGAAAATATAAAGTAAAGAACCCAAAGAAGTATAGTGGCGATTATAGCAATGTTATTTATCGCTCTTTGTGGGAACGAAATGCCTTCCGTTGGTGTGATGAAAACTCGTCAATCAAGTCGTGGTCGAGCGAAGAAGTGGTCATTCCATACTACTATGAGGTGGATAAAAAATACCACCGTTACTACATGGACTTGAAGATTGTACTCGAGAGTGGTAAGACGGTTCTCGTCGAGATCAAACCATTCCACCAAACCAAACCGCCGACCGGTCAAAGAAGAACTAAACGATACATTAATGAGGGATTGACCTACATCAAGAATCAGAATAAGTGGGAAGCAGCAGCAGAGTATGCTGCCGACCGTGGATGGGATTTCCAAATCTGGACCGAAAAAGAATTAGAAAAGATGGGTATTTTACCTAAATCAACAAAACCTTTGAAACCAATGAAACCTTTTACGAAAAAGAAGAATAAATAGAAAGGATAAACACTAAGGGTTCAAGATGTCTAATCTGTTTCAGAAAGTAGAACTGGAAGCATTCCGTGCCGGTATTACTCCGCGCACGAAAGAATCTCGTGCATGGTTCCGCAAAAAGTTATATAACATGAAGGCGCTCAACAGACAGGCGTTGTTGCGCGAAGATCCTCTCATAAAAAGAAGCGTCGCTCCACTAAGAAAGAAACAAGGTATCGGCGACATGTATATGTTTTTCTACGATGCGAAAGGAAAGGATACATTACCGTATTATGATGCTTTCCCATTGATTATTAACATGGGTCCAGCGAAAAAAGGATTCTACGGATTGAACGTCCATTATCTTCCGATCGCACTTCGCGCTAAATTCTTGGACGGATTAATGGATAAGACAACGAATAACAAATTCGACGAGACAACGAGATTTCGTCTCACATACAATTACTTGCAATCGTCTTCGAAGTTGAGATACTTTAAACCGTGCTTCAAACATTATCTGTCATCTCAAGTAGAAGGACGCTTGTCATATGTTCCGCCTGCAGAATGGGAGATCGCTGTTTTTCTGCCTAGTGCTCAATGGAAAGGTGGGAACCGAAGTCAGGTATACAAAGATTCTAGGAGTAAGATCTAATGGCAATCCCAACAATCGAAGATTTTAAATCTTCAATATCTAACGGTGGTGGGTTCGCAAATACAAACCTCTATTCAATTATGTTACCTGCAGGCATCGCTCAGGGTTCATATGGTACGATTGAGCGCCCACAAAACCTTACACTGCTGGCGAAAACGATCACACTACCAGCGAGGCAGTTATCTTCAGTTGAGCGTTTGGTTGGAATGGAAAAACGAGATGTTGCATATGGGTTTATCAATCCAACACTGAACGTAACATTCAGAGTGCTGAATGATCAAAGGGTTCGTAACTATTTCGAGTCGTGGCAGCAAAGCATCATTCGCAACAATGACCCTTCTTTCAGTGAAGAGGGAAATTACTCGGTTGCGTTTCCGGATGAATATACATTCGACATCTCAGTATATCAGTGGAAGAAGGGACAGTCGTTTCCGGTGTTTAATCGCGGCAAGTCTGTTTCCCTCGGTCCATTGAACGTCGATTTAGAAGTGAACCTAGACCTAGAAGCTTCTGGTGTAAGAACATACGAGTGGAAATTTATTGATGCTTTCCCGATAACCGTTCAGCACGAGACCTTAAACGACGACGCCAAGGGAGAAATGAGCGAGATAAATATAGAGTTCTCTTACCGCAATTGGGTCGGTTTACCAGTCGGCGAGAAACCTTCTGTCTCAATCGAAGGTGGCGCGAGTATCTCTACCAATGTAGGAAACGCGGTCAGCAACAAAATTTATGATATTTTAAATTAATTGGAGTTTTAAATAATGTCTTTGCCATTGCTAAATGATAAACCTGAATACACCATGACAGTACCATCGAACGGAAAGAAAGTAAATTACAGACCGTACTTGGTCAAAGAAGAAAAGGTTCTGCTCATGGCGGCAGAGTCTAAGGATGAGAATGAAATCATCCGAGCAATCGAGAATACTGTTGCGGCATGTATTGACGATTCAATTGACGTGACGCGCCTATGCACATTTGATTTAGAGTACATGTTCCTACAACTTAGGTCTAAGTCGACGGGCGAGAACTCCGACATCCTGATCAAGTGCCAGTCTTGTGATGAGAAGAATGAGGTGGTTGTACCACTCAGCGACGTCAATTGTTCGGAGCGCACGACAGAGAGTAATGTAATTGAATTGACGAATGAGATCTCGCTTGAGATGAGATATCCTAGTTACCGTGACATGAACCTTTCTTCGGATAATGAAGACAAGTTTGGATTCGAAGTAATCTCACGGTGTATCGAGGCAGTACTTACTGAAGATGAAAGGATTGTCATCGGAGAAGAGAAGACCGAAGACGTTGAGAAGTTCGTCGAGTCGATGACTCAAGAGCAGTTCAAAAAGATTATTGATTTTATACAAGAGATGCCCTCACTGAAGTATGACTTAAATTTTGTTTGTCAAAGTTGCGGGGCGATTAACGAAAGGGAAATCAGGGGGATTCAGAGTTTTTTTTAATATGCCTCTCACATGAAGATTTGTCTAATCATTTTAAAACAAACTTTATGTTGATGCGGCACCATAAATACTCGTTGTCCGAATTAGAGATGATGATCCCTTGGGAAAGGGACATTCATATCATTTTACTGTTACAAGCATTAGAAGAAGAAAAACAAAAACGAGAACAGGCAGGATAATAAATGTTAGCAGATATCGCAGAAGCAATCATGGAGTCCAACAGGGAGAACGGTCTTGATATAATAAGATCCGTGAACGATGTTGGCGAAGTTTTGTATGAAGAGCAGCAGAGGACAACCGAAGAATTATCGCGTCAGAATGTAATCGAAGCAGCACTCGCGAACGATGTTCTTGACCCAAGCACCGCTGAAAGCACCGAAGCAGAAGAAAGCGAAGAAAACCTTGTTGTTGCGGCAGTAAATCGAGTCAACGCTTCCATTGTAAGTCTCCGTGAAATCTTTGTCGGTATGGCAGAAGCAGCAGCAAGAGAACAACTTCAAGATGAAGAAGATGCTTCGGAAGAAGGTGACGCCGACGATCCAGAACCTGCTAGTTCTGATTTTAAGGATGCGTTTAAAAAGGGCAAAAGCGATCCATTCAACTTCAAGAAAAGAATGGGAGCAATTAAAGCGTCGATCAGAGGAACAGTTCTAAAGTTGGTTACTGTGGCAGGTAGAATCTCCGGAGTGTTTACTGGACTCTTTAAATTAATAACTGGTGTTTTCGGAAGAATATTCGCGCTTGTTACTGGTATTGTTATGGGAATCGATCAATCAATCAAAGATTTCACTAACATGGAAGGCGACATCGTTGATAAATTATTTGCCGGTATCTTTGGGTTCGTGTCAGGGTTCTCAAAGATCATCACTGTTCCACTCGACTATCTGAAAAAAGCAGTTGCTTGGATTGCTGGAGCATTAGGGTTTGAAGAGTTTGAAGAGACGCTCAACTCCTTCAGTATCACCGAGGAGTTTCAAAAACTCTTGGACAAGATGCTCGGTTTTATCCTAGGGATTAAAGATTTCATTGTAGAGAAAGGCGGCAGTCTAATCTCTGGTGGTCTAAGACTCTTGGGGTTTGATGAAAAGGCAGATGCTGTTGATGAGATAGTCGCACAATCGACATCCACTTCAGCAGAAGATCGCGTCTCATCGATGCGAGAAAAAGACGATGGCAAACTTGGTAGTGGTTTAAAGATTGCAGCAGATGCAATCGGTAAGTCTGGAACCACGGGAATGGTTGCTTCTGAAATATCTAAGAATACACCGCTGGGAGAAGGTCCGCCAACAGTCATAAACAACTACACTAGCGCACCCACCAATGTCAACACCCAGAATAATGTCGATCATTCAGGATCACAGGGTGTCGCTTCACCGGTATCTGGAAACTCTTCTCAATCTGACGCTTGGGCATAAAAAAGGGGACCGAAGTCCCCTTGCACTGCCACAGTGTTAAGACTTTAATCTTCTGCCGCCAACTTCGCGAAGTAAGACATGG